TATCGAAGATCGTAAAGTAGCAAGAGCATTCTTTGATCATACTTTTAAAACAGTAAAACTACAAGGTCGCGGTCCAAGAGTTATAAATAATAAACTCGTACATCCTGGTTGCTTTCATAGTCTACGTCATAAATATGCTACATCATTCGCAGTATATGTTGAAGACGACTGGTCATATACAAGAATGTATTATAGTTTCTTGGAAACCGGTATCACAGTAACTGAACAGCAAAAACAACAACGTGCTGATCATGCAGCTTTCATAGCTAAAATGAATGCTCAATCAAATAGAAATAATATATTTGTTAATCAATTAAATAAATTAAAATAAATCTTTAGAATAGAAACGGCTAAAGATATAAAGGATAATCGTTCTTATGCTAACAACAATATGTACAATAATCGGATTTGTTCTACCAATAATATTTATTCTTAGAGCAGTCCGATATTATAAATAGGAGTAATTATGTCTAATTTATGGATAGATAAAGAAATGGCAAAAGCCGTCGGTAATAATTTAACTTACTTACATTCTGCTACATTTGATCCTCAAGTAACCAAACCCACTGACGAAATCGGCATGCACGTATGGCAATTTATTAAGTCATTAAAGCATGACATCGAAGCTCGCAGTGCAGATGCGCAGGTCGAGGTAAATCGTAAAAGAATTAAAGCAGTCCATGCAGAATATCAACTCATGGAACGTATGCGTAAATTATCTTCTTACCAATTTTCACAGTTCAAACTTGATGGAGTATTACCAAATGGGGAAACTAAAAAGATTAGCAACAGCAGTCGAAGACACGATGTCGAATATGGCATGTGATGGTATTGAAGCTATCAATGATATGTGTGCAGATGAAAAAGGTAAACTCAAAAACCATATATTAGATGCTCTTACTAAAATAGCTCATGCAGTAGATTTAAACTTAGCAGATCTCGATAGTCTTGTCTATCCTAATAAAGATACAATTCGAGAACTTTCAGTCGAAGAAAAAATCGATTACTATATCGACGAACATTATGACGTGCGAGGTTTCTAATGAGTAATCCTAATTTTGTAATAGTCGATAGTATACTTGCAGATAAAATAATTATCAATAAAGATCGCCTACTATTTATCGAAGTTGAAAATGGCGGTACAATAAACTTTAATGATAAACAACCTATGTGGGTTGTTATGGAAGGTTATGTTCGTACAAAAGTTATAGCTTCTTATAATGATTTTCTAACACAAACTTCTTATAATGACTTAAAGAAATCAGAAAGAAAACAGTAGATTCAGTTGCGAAAAATTCTTTCTGAATGCACAATAAGCTGACAAATACTTCTTGCATCCTACATTCTTATGTAAATAAGTGAATGATTACGGGACATTATAAGTATGACGACGGTCTATAAGATGAGTGCAGAAGCAAAAGCAGTTAAGGCCTCAGACTGGTTGCTCAGTATAAAAAGTAAAGCTCTAGTCTATTAGGCCTGATAGATTTGCAAAAATAAGCCTGGAATATCTTAATGATACTTCCAGGCTTTATTTTATTTCTAACCCACATCCGAACCTGCTGACGAAAGCTCTCGAATTTTCGCTGCGAGTTCCTCCTCAGATAACTCGTCCGCATTAACAGCTAGGGTGGTCTGATCTATTCGTTGTAACTTAGGCTGCTCATATTCAGCTAAAGCAATTGCTAATCGTTCTATTGTATCTTGATCTTCAACTTGCATAGCTTTTACTAATTGTACTTTTAATATATCAACAGCAGATGGCATTTCAACTATAATATCATCTCTAATTTTTTTAAATTCAGAAGCAGATAACTTCATTGCTTCTCGTAATGCACGGTTCTGACGGCGCTTTTCAGCACCTTTAGCCTGCATTTGTTTAGCTTTCTCAGAGTCCATATAGGGTCTGAGTTGCTTAAGGGAGTTCGGATGTTTTCCGCAATTCTCGTATCCCATGTAAACCTCCAAGTAAAATTGTCTTTAAGGAGACATTTAAATTTTTAACAACCGACATCCGAAAGTAGGCGACATGAAGTATGAACATTACAAAGAACTCTGTGAGAAATATGGCAGAGAACCATATCCTAGAGAAGAGGCTAACGCCTCTTTTTCAATCAATAATAAGAAAGGAAAGACCATGGCTAAAGTAACAGCTACGCAAATTTTGGTAGAAGCAGCAGCACTTAAAGAAAAGAAATCAAGAGATTATCAAGGTGGTAAATGGTCTGAAGAAGATTACTTTCCATTTAAAGATCAATCTTATATTCATATGATACATACTAAATACCTTCGCATGAGAAATATTGCTGAAGGTAATCAGAAAACAAACTTTGAAGCACTTGAAGATACACTTATAGATATGGCAGTTTACTGTGCAATGTATGCAGCATACTTGGAGAATAATAAAAATGAGTTATAAACATAGCACATTACATCATAAATATTATGAATCAATGCCAGATAGTGCACCAGCAAGAGTTGCAGAAGTATGGAAAACTCATGAAGGTTGGCTAGTTATAAAATTATTTCGTAATGAAGTACATGATATAGTTACTTTATTTAATCACAGCGAACAGTATGCAGAAGACTGTGCTGAAAACTTTACGTTAGGAATAGGACAAGATGAGTAATACAATTGATTACAAATACCTTGATGTTGTAAGTCGAATACTTACACAAGGTCATCTAAGAAAAGGTAGAAATGGTAATGTTAAATCTTTACCATTTCAAACTTTAGAATTTAATATCTCCGAACACTTTCCAGTACTTAAATCACGTAAAATATTTTGGAAAGGTATTGCTGGTGAATATGCAGCTATCATTAGAGGTCCAACACATGTTGATGACTTTACTTTATGGGGTTGTAACTACTGGAATCAATGGGCTAAAGAAGATGGCTCGATTAATGTTGACTATGGTAATGCATGGATTGATTTCAACGGTGTAAATCAAATGGGTAATGTCCTTGATAGTTTACTATTTGATCCATATGATAGACGTATGGTTATTAGTGGTTGGAATCCAGGTAACTTAGAAAACTTAGATTTACCATGTTGTCATCATAGCTACCAGTTCTGGACTGATGGTAAAGATGTAGACATGTTATGGATTCAAAGATCAGGTGATTTTATGGTAGGTGTACCAAGTGATATGGTATTTGCTAGTATTATGTTAGCTTGCTTTGCAGATGCTGCTGCACTTAGCCCTAGAAATATTAAAATGGTAATAGGTGATGCCCATATTTATGAAGAACATTTTGATAATGCACTAAAGCAAATCAATTCTACATTTTATCATCACAAACCAGCAACCTGGTCACTTAGACCACAAGAAGATTTGTATAGTTTTATACCAGAAGATTTAAATTTAGATTATTATGAACATAATGAGGCAATAAAATATGAACTTAAAAAGTAAAATGGTATCTGACATTGAAGATATGCACAAAAAGTATCAAGTAAATGAATGGGTTACTAAACAATTAGAAGAAAATAATATACAAAACCTACAACAATTACTCGCATTCAGATTAGATTTTGTTGAAGAAGAATTTGAAGAAACTTTAAAAGCTTTTGCAGATAAAGATCCAAAAGAAATAGTTGATGGCTTAATAGATATTATAGTTATTGCTATAGGTACACTAGATATATTTAATGTAGATACTGATTGGGCTTGGGAAAAAGTTCATAAAGCTAATATGAATAAAGAAGTTGGTGTAAAACCTGGCAGACCTAATCCTTTAGGACTACCTGATTTAATTAAACCAGCTGAATGGACAGGACCAGATCATTCAGATAATACAGGAATATTAACAAGAGTTTTTAATAAATAGAAAGGATCCTATTATGGATTTCAATACAGCAACAATCAAAGTAACACAAGATTTTATAGACCAAAGAGATGAGCGTTCAAAGAAATATAATCCAAGAGGAAGAGATGGTATTCAATTAAGAATGGACATTGAATGCGAAATATTTGAATGGCATATGATTAAAGAACATAAATGGCAGGATGATACTCGATGGGAAATTGATGGTGTCTGCCCAGTATATGGAAATGTTGATGTTAAATTTATAAAGAAATGGTACAACTTAACTTGTCAAAAATTAATTTATATACTAAGACAACGTAGATTAGTAGATCATTTTATCTTTTGTGAATGGGAAGAAAGACCGGAAAGATTATTAGAAGCAGGTGATGTAGTTAAAGTAAATGTGTTAGGAGCACTACAATACTGGGAAGTAATTGATAACCTAAGAACATCACAATTTAATGGATACTATACAGATGTCAAAAAGATTTTATCGAAGCGAGGTTGATCACTTAACAGACAAACCTTTTAAACGATTTAAATGTAAAGAATGTAATAAATATTATTTGAGAATGCAAATAGATAAAGACTTAAAAATTTGTCCGCGTTGCTCAAATGGAAAGGAACCTAATGAGGTTAGTATTTGATATAGAAACAGACGGACTAGACGCAACTAAGATTTGGTGTTTAGTAATGAAAGATATTGATAGCGGTCGCATCATGAAATATACAGATCATTCAAATAAGTGTGATGGTAATGTAGAATTAGGCTTAGCTATGCTAAAGAATGCAGAGTTATTAGTCGCTCATAATGGGATTGGCTTTGATGCATTAATGATACTTAAAATATATGGTATTGATTTGTATGATAAGAAATTCTTTGATACATGGATTGCATCGCAAGTATTAAATTATAGAAGACCACACAAGCATGGCTTAGCAGGATGGGGTGCGCATCTAAAATATCCTAAGCTAGACTACCATGATTGGTCTGGATTCTCAGAAGAAATGATGACATATTGTGTTAGAGATGTTCAATTAAACTATGTTATATTTCAAAAGTTAATGGAAGAACTAGAAAAATTAGCAAAGACACAGCCGCTTATTCGTGAAGGTATTAAATCTGAAATGGAAGCTGCTAAGTTTGATGCATACTGTAGACACTACGGATGGCAGTTTGATACAGCTAACGCTTTGAAATTGTTAGATAAAATCAAATTACGTATGTCAGTAATAGAAAAGAACGTTGAACCTAAACTACCTAAAGTTACAAAGCTAATTGATAAATCTCCTAAGCTACCTAAGTTTACAAAGAAAGGTTATTATACTGCAACAACAGCACGTATATTATCTGAGTACTTAAACAAACCAATAGCTGTAGAAAATACAACAGCTTGGCCAGCAGGTAAAGAATTTCAAAGAAAGATTACTGCACCAGCTAATCTTGGTAACTTAGAACAAGTTAAAGAATATCTATATTCAATTGGATGGGAACCTGATGATTGGAAAATGGAAAGAATAGGTCGTGAGTTTGTAAAGAAAACACCTAAACTAACTAAAACTTCA